GTTACCTGTTGAAAATTCAGGTTCCATAGAAGTTTCCATTCCTGTTCTGTTGAACATTTTTAGACCTTCTCCATCTGCATTAACCGATGTCATAATAAAATATGCATCAGGGTCATTTAGATAATGATTTACTGAAAAACCATTTGGCATTGAAGATTGGTTTTTAATTGAGTTAATATCATTATCTGATGTTGAAACTCTACCCGGTGTGTTTAAAAGTCTATCAGCCACAAATGTTAATTGTGGTGGAACGATTATTTTATCAGGTCTAACTGCAATAGTTAGGTTTCTGTCATCAACAAATGTTGATATGTCAATTATGTTATCTTCAAGTGAAGTTTCATTCAGGTCAGCCATTGTTGCAGCTCTGTTACGAGCTGTACCACCACCCGCTAACGGATGTGCTGTGGATATTAATTGCTGTCCATCACCAATAGCAAAACTAGAATCAAACGCATTGTTTAATACATTTGCTCCTTTTACTTCTTTGGTGTGCTGCATTGAACGAGCCAATGCTTTTGTGTATCTTCTACCTAGTTGGTCATACAGGTTATCTTCAATAGCTTCTTCAGTTAATGAGAAAGCAAGAGCCACAGTTTCGTGTGTATATCTTGCTGTATATCCTTCTGAAGCACTATCAAAACTAACGCCTGCACCTTCTTCTTTGACAGGAGCTGCACCAAATCCAACTACAAGCACTTCTTCTTCAAAGGCTCTATCTGAGTCTTCTATAGAATATAGTTCTTTGTATTCTTCTTGGTTTTCGTCATATTCAAGTCCAAAAAGTGCATTTAGACCGGGTTCGAGTTCTTTCGCTAGTTGCGCTCTACTTATCGCCATCTAATTACTCCTTATGCTAATCCTGCGCCTTTTTGACCGCAGATATGATTTTGAATTACAACCAATACATTTGTATTGCTACTGCCGACATCACTATTATCAGGGTCTTGACTAATGTCAATTGCCTTAAGTGGAAGTCCGGCTGTGGTTGCGCCTGTTGTGACATCTAATTCTGCTCCTGAAATACCTGTAAAGGTGCTTCCTGCGTTTGTGTAAACGATGTCAAAGTTACCAAACAAATCAGCCACTGGGAAAGTGTCGTCTGCTTGTATTTCGAAGACCGTATTAGGGTCGTCATGTATAAAAGCAATTATGTCTGAAGTGTTCGTGCTTGCAGGGTAATAATTACTAAATATTTGCTCTTTAGTTGTTGGGTCTGTGAACATACAACCGTTGAATACGCCAACTATAGGAACTGTGCCACCGTCTGCGTGGATTTCAACGCCACCACCAGTAACTTGCATTACTAGGTCGCCTTGAAAAATACTTGTTCCGTAGTTTGCAGCAATTCTATAACGGCTTTGTCCGCCTGAATAGGGTGAGCCACCCATCATTCTTACAGGTTTTAGACCAAAAGATGCGTCTTTATTCGCCATGATTTATCTACCTTTTTTTTCCAAATGATACTTTAGACTGTCTATTAGAGTCGTACTTAACATATCTATTGTTTCCTTGAACCTCATTAAACATTGTGTTGTCCAGTGCTTCGTTCTGTTGCACATTTCTATTTCTGTAATGCTCGTTCCTTTCTTCAACAGTTTCTTTAGGTATTTTCGCTAATATCAATCCACCTACTGAAATGACTCCTGCGTGTCTACCATGCTCGATTGTAGGTAAAGGGAAATCAGGTATTTCGTCTTGTCTGACAAACTCCCATCCTTCTCTCATTCTAGCAGAAACATTGTTTCTGTCTTCTACACCTACATACTCTGACCTAATCCATCGGTATTGATAACCTTCAGGGGCGGGTGGAGTTTCAAGCATCCTCGCAGGCTGCCATGGTTTTCTTCTAGCGTTTTTATCGTGTTGCTCGTCATCACGAGATTGGCGTGTTGTATTTTCAATTGCATCTATGTCCATTATTTTGCTCCTTCAAGTTTAACTATTTCTTTACCTACTCTTTTCAGCCACTCTTCTTGTGACATTCCGTAAGGTTTCAAATTGCTCTTTACGGAGGCATGGTTAGAATTAATTTTAATACCGCTTTTCTTCCCTTGTGTTCCTTGGCGACTTCCGTTATTGGAAGCAGATGCAACTCTTTGCACAGTTGAGTTGGCATCTTTTGATACGCCTTCAGGTTTATTCCTTAAATCAGGATAAACCTTTGTAAGTCTTTTGTCTAATTCTTCGTAATATTCACTATCGCTACCGTCAAAACCTTCGTTTATTAGGTCCTCATGAATACCCATTGCAGTGTATGTCTTGACTCTATCCTGTTGGAACCAGTCATTGTTTTGTTGCCATTCAACTGCTTTAGAATCAGGCTTAGGTTTATCATACACTGGTTTTTGTGTATTTTGTACACTTTGTGGCACATTGTTAAAGCTTTGCTCTTCTTGACTTTGTAATTGTACTTTGGCTAATCTGACTCTTTCTTCTTCTAAAGATACTTTGTTTAAAAGCTCAACACTTTTTACCTCTAAATCAGGGTCATTAGTTTCTCTTGCTTTTCTGTAAAGGTCTTCTGCTTGTGACCTTTGTGATTTCACACGATTTTCGTATTCCTCAGTGTAGTTTTTATCTAAAACATTAGCTCTAGTTTTTACCGAATTATATTCGTTAGATAATTGTGCATACTTAGATTCGTAATCAGCAGCTTTTTGTTCTGCTAATCTAATCTTATCGTTTAGCTTGTTTATTCTTTTTGATACACCTTTGGTGTATTTATCAAGTTCATCGTCACCGCCTGAGTCGGTTTCTAAAACAGCTTCTTCATTAATAGGTGTATCTTCTACATCTACAATAATTTCTTCTGTCTCGACTTGATTTTCATTATTTAATTCGTTCATTATATTTCTCCTTATACTGAAACAATGTCATCAGGGTCTAAAATAGTGGCTATGACTTCATCATCATTAAGAATTCTGACTTCGCTTTCATCAGCCAACCTAAACCTAGAACCTGCGTATCTACCTATTAATATCCACTGTCCTTTTTCACACCAAGGTTTTGCAAACCTTTTAGTGTCTTTATAACAATCAGGACCCATGGCTACTACATAAGCAACAACGGTTGCTAGGGTTTCTCTATCAATGGTTTCCTTCACTAACTGAATTCCACCTTCTGATACTCCTTTTCCTTTATAGGGAAGTACCAACATACGCCAACCTGTAGGTTGGGGCATCCTTTCAAGAATACTTTTATCCAGTAAACTAGGGTCTAAAACTCTGTTGTCCTCTTCTACAAAAGCCTTGTCTAGGTTAATGGTTTCTTCTTCAACTTTTTCTTTAACTTTTTTCTTTGCTTCACTGTTCATCAAAATCTCCTTTTTCATGTAAGTGTTCTTTTATCTTATCATGAATATAGGATAATGCAGATATTTCGCCCATTAAAAATTGGTATTTTTCCATATCTTTTATGCCACCTGACATTAAGATATCTTTGATTTGCTCCTCTCTTTCACTCAAATCCTTTCGGACTGCATGAATAAAATCATACTTATCCATAGTTTAAAATACGCCGTTAAACTTATTTCCTCTTAAAGCAGCTCCTTTACCTCTGCTAAAACCTTTGCCATAACCCGGCTTGTGTGCTGTGTCCACTTTTACCTTCTTAGGTTGTGATAAAGGTATGGTTCCTTGACCTTTTATTGTGATGGAAGTTTTTACTTTCATTTGTTACTCCTTATTTAGTTTTCTTTTTTGTAGCTTTTTTAGCAACTGTTTTCTTCTTAGCAACAGCTTTTTTTGCTTTTTTCTTTGGTGCTTTACCACCTTCCCATGCTTCATTAACATCAGGAGTAGAAAGGTCGTCTGCTATATAGTGACCTTTATCATCTCTAGCTCTTTCAGCTTCATCTACAACTTCAGCCACTATAGGCACAATTTCTTCTGCTTGTTGTGTTTCTGTTGTTTTTATTTTAGCTTTTTTAGCTTTAATTTGTTCTACTATTTTTTCATTGATTGAACTTGTCATTTATTCATCCTCGCTTGTAAGTCTATTAATTTTAACTCAGCTTGTTGTTCCAATCTTCGTTTTGCTATGTCGTTTTTTTCATTACCAATCATTGCTTGTTGGTCAGCTTTTTGTTGCTGTAACTGAAGCTCAGTTCCTCTTTCCATGGCATCTTGTTCTTCTTTTGCCATAAACTGTTGATTCTTCATTTCAATTTCTTTATCACGCAATCCTAATTCTTGTTGTCTTATTTGAACAAGAGGGTCGCTTTGTTGTGGTGGTTGAACTGATGTCAAGAATTCATTTGAAAGTTGAGCTAATATTGGTGAGCTAAAGCTTTCAATAATACCTTGTATTTGTTGCTGTAGTGCTGCTTGTGATTGTGGGTCAAGCTGTTGTGATTGTTGCATTGACTCTTGTATCTGTTGTTGCACTTCAGGTGGTAATTGTTGTTCGGCTAGTTGATTTGCCATAAATTGTAAATGTTGCATAACATGGGCAATAATTACCGATTGTAGCTGTGGATTCATTATTACAGCTTGTGTTAAAAACAATGTTTTGTGTGCCTCTACATGCGCCTCATGGTTTTGTTCGGCAAATGCTTGTTGTGGTATTCCTTGTAATAAGCCACTGTTTTCGATACCTGCATCGACAGGTTTTGGTGTATTGTCTGCAGGTGGCATTAACAATGTTTCTATATTGTCTACACCTAAAGCTGCATACATTCTTCTATAAGCTTCGTATATACCTTGTGGTCCATGTAACTCAGGGTTTGATTGCACCATTGTTAAAAGCTCTTGAGCCATAATTACTCTTTGACTCATAGAGAAGATGTTAGGGTCAGAAACTGGTATTACATCTATTCTGTTATCGAAATCTTCTACTTTTATCTCTCTCGCACCACTGCCTGTTTCGTATGGATATACAGGTGGTAAGAATTCTTGAAAGATTCTTGCTAAAATTTTAAACTCATTTTTTTGTGCGTAATGTAGTCTCTTGTGTATAGCACTCATTACTTTTGTGCCTTTTTCTAAAAGAGCAACTGTAGTACCTACAGGCATAGCAGCGTTACTGTCGCCTATATTCATATCTGCTATAGAAGCAAATCTTTTGCCTGATTCTACTAATAATCCAAGAAGGCTAAATAAAACACTGCTTGGTTCTTTATAAGGTAATGGCATTAAAGAGTCTCTCAATGCTCCACCCGGTGCGTCTACATCTCTAAACTCACCCGGTTGTAAGGGTGATGCCTCATCTCTTATTCTTATGCCTCTAGCCTTAAAACCTGCAGGTAGATTGCTTAATGTACCTGCATCTATTAGTTGTCTTAGTATTGATGTTGAGGCTTTAGACAAGCCACCAATCATGTGTGATAAACCAAGTCCATAAAAGCCAAGTCCCGGCAAGAACTTGTACTGTACGAAATAGTTAATTTTATTTCTGTACATATCTTCAGGAATGTAATTTCTTCTTATAGAAAGTATTTGTTGTGAAGAATCGTCTATAGTAATGATATAAGGTATTTTTAAGCCTGTAGGCTCGTCCATATCATCTACATCTTCAAAGCCTTCTATTTCTGCTACTGTATGTATTTCGTATAATTTTCTTTGTTCATCGTCACCGTAATCAGGTGCAACGCCTTGTATTTTGTCTATTTCTTTGTCTATGTCATCACGACTAATGGTGTCGTTGTCGTTAAGTTCTACATCTGCATAAAATCCTGATAGCTGTAGCTTTCTTACTTCGTTGTTACTCATTGAGACAACATGGGTCACTCTTTCTGCAGATAGTAGGTCAGTAGCATTATAAGGAACCAATAAATCTTCTGCGGGTATAAATTTAGATACAGGTCTGTTTTTGGCTGCATCGTAATATACTTTCTTAAAAGCACTACCTGATAACGGTAGATAGAATAACAATTGGTCTAAGTCAGGGTCGTACTCAGGCATCTCGTTCATGATGTAGTAATTCATAAACTCACAAACTCTTTCAGCCTGCATTTCTTTATTCATGTCTCTTTGACCAACAACCTGTGTTTTTATAGGACCTTGTGCAGGTAAAAGTTCTTTATAAGCCTGTGCTTGGAATTGGGTGACAGCCTCTGCTAAAATTGGATGTATAACACCACTTGAGCCTTCAAAAGGTTGACTTCTTTGTTCATCAAACCTCATTCCTAAATATTTAAGACCGTCAGTGTATGTTTTTTCCCATTCTTTTCTTGATTCTTTGTCGTTTTCTACTGAAGAAATTAATTTAGAGGATAATGAACCCAAGATAGAATCATCTAAATATTCGACCAAATTTGCATCAAAAGAAATTTCTTCTTGAGCTTCTTCCATTGGTTCGTCAAAAGAAATTTCATCATCACCTATGGTTATCTCCATGGCATCAATCATTGATTCTTCAAATGTTTGCTCGGGTGCATCCACATCAAAATCCATAGGTATGCTAACAGACTTGCTTTGGTCTATTACATCAGGGTTGTTTTCTGTTCCTAGTTGTCTTTCTATCACCATTTTTTTATTTTACACCTATAATTTCTTTGTACATAACATCTCTATCTTTTTCTGCATCAACAGGATTTTTATAACTTTGTATAGTACCTGATTTTATTAAAGACCTATACTTGTCTAAAATCTTATCATTATCTGTCATAACTTCACCTGTTACTGGGTCAAAAGCAGGCAACAAGTAATGTCTGTCAGGAGCATCGCCAACTGAAACTATTTTCATAGTTACTATATTTTTGCCTTCTTTGCCTTGCTTGCCTTTTTGCAAAACATCATTATGAAAGTTTTGTAAAAACATTTTATTCTTACTAAACCGTTCATTTTGATTTTTGTTTTCAATCACAGTAAAACCATTATATCCATAAAATTAGTAATATGTTAATGCCTTTCTATCCATAGACATGTCATCTCTGTAATCACTGTCTAAATCAACTAAGCCACCTTGCCTTATTCTCATTAAAGCCATGGTAGATGAGTCACAAAAGTCATCGTTTTCGCCAAATGGAAAAGCTGCTAACTCTTCTATAACCTCTTCTGCAAAAGCATCTTCAGTACAATATACCATACCACTTTCAAACATAGGTGCAATAGAGTTCATCCTTGCAACCTTGTCCTGACCTCTGCTTGGTGAATAAGCTTGTACTGGTATGCCTATCTTTCTTAATTCCTGTGTAAGTGGTGTGCCACTTGCTTTTGCCTCAATAAGAACAATATCAGGCTCCCAATATTTATATTCTTCTAAAGCTATGGTTTTTAGCTCAGGAAAGTCTACTCTGTGCCTGCTTGCATCTAATAATATGATTCCATTCTCACTACCGTCTTCAGGGTCAAAAATACCCCAAGTGGTTATTGCAGAATAGTCAGCAGTTTCTTTTGCACTAAAAGCTGTATCGTAACTTTGGATAATACATTGACAACTCGGTATGCCTTCTTTCTCCCACTTTTGCCACCACTCTCTTTTTACAATAGAGCCACTTTCAGCAGTAGGGTTTTGCATCCACTGTGCGTTCCATTTAGATATTGGTAGTGATGCTTTTACTGATAATAGTTCTTCTTTCTTCCAAAATTCACCCCACAAAGGTTCTTCTGAATCAGGCATAATTGCAGGAAATTCTACAACCTCCCACTGGTCGGCATGTGTTTCTGATTGTCTTTTAAGTAATCTGCCTGCTAGGTCTTTGGTACTCCATCTTGTCATAACAAGAACTATGGTACCTCCGGGCTGTAACCTTTGTCTTGGTCCTGATGTATACCACTCCCATGCTGCATCCATAGCAGTAGGTGACATAGCATCTTGTTCTGAGTGTGGGTCATCAATAATAAGTAAATCAGCACCACGACCTGTAATAGCACCACCTACGCCTGAATAGAAAGCCTCGCCTCCATCATCGGTAGTCCAACGACCTGCTGACTTATTATCACCCGATAAGTTTATTTCAGGAAAAATTGCTTGATATTCTTCAGTGTCAATAATGTTACGAACTCTACGACCAAACCTTACTGCTAGCTCTGCCGTATGAGTTGCTTGTATTATTTTTAAACTTGGATTTAAACCCATCATCCAAGCAGGAAAATAGGTTGATGCAAATTCTGACTTGGAGTGTCTTGGTGGCAACATAACCATAAGTCTTTTGCATTTGCCTTGTGCTATACGATTTAACTTTTCTGCAAGTATCTTATGATGTCTACCCATAATAAAACCTTCCCAGTGAAACTTTACAAATTCTAAAAAATCACCTCTACACCTGTCTCTTGCGTTTAAGTTCTTCCACTTGTCTATAAGCGTAAGTGCCTCTACTTGCTCATCTCTTGAGAGAGCATCAAAGGATTTCATGTTTTCTAAATTAAGCATTAGGTGGAGAGCCAAAAGGTTTTAAAGGACGATTGACTCTCCTGACAATCTGCTGTGGAGAGAGAGGAGATACCCAGTGAATATCCACACACAAGCATGTCAATTAGACTTTACCCCATTCTTTGCCTTGAAACAATAAAGCTTCTGCGTTTCTTCTTTTCATAAGTCCTTCATTAGGTACGCCCTTGACCTTGTTCCAACGCTTTATTTGGTTTGGGACATCACTGTAGTCTTTGTTATTTAATACTTTTAATAAAGTAGATGCTCGCAAATTACTTGGTCCAAGATTAAAAACCCAAGAAACCAAAGAATCAAATTCATTTTGTTTCAGGTCGGGTTCAACTGCTTGGTTAATATAACCTTCGTATTCATGTAGCTCATGTGCTAACAAGTCTTCTGCATCTTGTTTGCTTATAGTCATGCCATCCTCTACAGGACTGCCATCTATTAGTTTTAAACTGCCATAGCCAATCGTAGCCTTATTTGCAGCACACCTGTAACTGACTACATTGCCATTGCTGTCGGTAGGACATCCTTCAAAAAATTTAATCAAATCTATACCCTCTTGTGATATTTTCATTTCTCTACTCCTCTTTTGTTGTAGTAACTTTTTTATAATAGACAACAACTTCTTTAAGCTCATTTATATACCTCTTAAGTTCTTGCATGTTGTAAGCCATTAATTCATAGTCAGGTACTGACATTGCAAAAAACACCACCTGCCCACTTTCTTTTTCAATTCTTAATAAAAATTCATCAATGTTTTTATCTGAAACTACATACCAATAAGGCTCTTTTAAGTCTATTTCTCTAGGCATTACAGGTTGCACTATAGTTCTTTCTATAGGCTTAGATACAATTTCTACTTGTTTAGTTGGTAGAAGGCTGCAACTGCAAGCCATCATCAAGACTGTCGATGTTACGACTATCTTCTTCAATGCTATCAAATACATCTTTGGTTCCTTTGTTTACTCTTGGTTCTAATAGTCCGGGTTTGGCTGCTGCTAATTTAGTTAAATTATGTCTTTTAAATATATCAAGATAACGATTCATATCTGCTTGTATTTCTTGGTTGCGACCTTGTAAGTCTAATAAACTTGATGTTTGTAAAGCAAAATCGTTTTGCAATGAAACAATGGCTTCTTTCTGCGTTTCTACAGCCCCTTCTAATAACTTGTTATTTGTTTTCAATGTAATGTTTTCGTTGTATAAATAGTAAGAGCCTAATCCAAGTACCAATATGATGCCTATTAATACTTTGCTCATACAAACCTAGATAACACCAAAGACACTAATATAAATGGATAAACTGCCCATATCATATTTTCTAGCTTGTCAAAACGCTTAGAACCGTCTTCCATTCTTTTTTCAATATTTGCATATCTTATAGAACACTCTTTTTCATGTGTTTCTATTTTATTAATTGCTTCTTTTGTTGTTGCCATTATTTTATTTTCTTGAACGATTTTTACTTTTGCTCTGCATTTTTAGGTTTGAAGTTTTATTGTTTTTTGGATTATTGTCTTTGTGTGCAACATCTTTGTTATCGCCAGTAAATGCTTTTCCAAGTTTTTTCATAATTGCTCTTGCTGCATTTCTCATAGCCCTATCCTTTTTTTGCTTGGGTTTGCTGTGAAAATTTTTGTATTCTTTTTTATAATCTCTTTTCATATTATTTTACTGTATAAATTTTTAAAGCTTTGGCTTTGCCTTTAACTTTAATTGCCTTTAAAGATTTTAACTTATAATTAACACTTTGTGCAGTATTTTCTCCAATTAATATATCAACTCCTGCTTCTTTGGTTGCTGATTCAAGTCTTGCTGCTGTATTTACTGCATCTCCAATAGCAGAATAATCAAAACGAGTTGAGCTACCCATATTTCCAATTACAGCTTCACCAGTGTTTACACCTACGCCTATGGCTATTTCATGTGACAATTCTTTGTTTAATTCTTTTATAGCCTCTTGCATTTCTATGGCTGTTTTTACTGCTTTTTCTTCATGGTCATCTAGGTCTATAGGTGCCGAAAATATTGCCATACAAGCATCACCAATAAATTTGTCCACCATGCCACCATTTCTTTGTACACATTCTACTTGCACGGTTAATGCTTTGTTCATTATCTCTGTAACTTCTTCAGGCTCTAGTTGTTCTGATAAATTTGTAAAACCACGCACATCGGTAAATAAAAATGTTGCGTATCTTTTCTCGCCACCTAGTTTTAGCAGTTCAGGATTTTTCTGTAATTGTTTAACTTGCCTTGGGTCTAAGTAATGTTCAAACTGTTTTTTTATTTGCAATCGCAATTTAAACTGTTCTCTAAAGCGTAAATAGAAGGCTATAGCTCCAACTATAAATTCAGAGACTAAGGTCCATGTAACATCTATTAAAATACCACTTTGTATCAACCAATAGCCACCTAAGGCTGTACACAACATTGTAAAACTGGCTAATACAATTCCTAGGGTCATACCAAGATAATTGATTAGAAGCCATACCAGTGAGACAAATATTCCAAAAATAACTATTTCTGCTGCTAAAGACCAATCAGGTATCATTGGTGACTTTTCTAAAAGAATTGACTCAGCTAACGCTGTTTGAATTTTATGTGGCTCTAGCAATCCGACTGGAGTTGCAATCTGAGGCATGATTCCGTTAGCAGTCGTTCCAATAATTACAAACTTACCTGCAACTTTCATTTCTTCTAATGTAGTCTGTGGAGTGTCTACCCAACTAATCCATTTACGACCAAAATTATCTGTAGCAATAGGTGGTAAATGTCTTACTGCTATTTCCTGAATACCATTATCATTTGTAGTGATAATGTATGACTTGGTTCCTGTAAGTGCTTTTAATATTTCTGTTCCAAAACTTGGTGTCCAACCGTTAGGTGTTTTCATTAGCAAGGGTATTCTTCTAACCAAGTTATCTATATCAACCGGTGCCGTTGCTATACCTTGATAGCTTTGTTTTTTTAGCACATCTATATTTTCTACAATGCCTTGAGTTGGTATACCTCCTACCTCATTGCCTTTTATAACTGTGCCAACTGTTTGTGGGTATTGTCCGTTTGGCGTTTCAAAAATTGCTAAGACACTAGGGGCAAAAGACAATGCTTGTGCAAATACATCATCACCACCAAACCTGTCAGCTTCTGAAAAACTCATGGACCAACCTACACCTATTGCTCCTTCGTTTATTAAGTCTACTTGTATCTGTGCTAGGTCTCTTCGTGGAAATGGAAAGCCTCCTCTTTCTCTAACATCAGATTCTGATATGTTGAGTATGACAAAGTTGCCACTTGGTTGTTGTTCTTTAACCAGTGCGTCAAATGTTTTTAACTTGAGTATCTCTGTTGGGGTAGACTGAAACACTAACGGTAAGGCTAGTGTTATCAGTATTGGCAGTATTAGTCTTTTATGC